GGGCTGTCGAAGGTGCGGCGGGTTCAAAAGCCGGGGTCTGTAGTTTTCGGTCACGCGATGTGACTGGTTGTGGCCGCGCGATGCGGCCGGCGAAGGGAGACGGCCATGCCGAGCGGCGGAGCGCGCGCGACATCGGGTCCGCCGCCGGATCCGCAGTCGCTGAGGCAGGGGCGCCGCGGCGACGACGGCGGCTGGACGGAGATCCCGGCCAAGGCACGGGCCGGCAAGCCGCCGCAGTGGCCGATGGAAGACCAGAGCCCGCGCGAGGCGGCGATCTGGGCGCTGCTGTGGAAGATGCCGCAGGCCGCGCAGTGGAAACGGCTCCGGCTGGAGTGGTCGGTGGCGCTGGTGGCGCGGCTTCGCGAGCGCGCCGAGTGGCAGAGCTCGTCGGCGGCCCTGCTGATGGAGCTCCGGCAGCACGAGGACTCGCTCGGGCTGACGGTGCCCGGGCTGCTGCGCAACCGCTGGCGCATCGCCGAGCCGATCCCGGCCGCCAGGCAGGCCCCCAGGGCGTCGGCCGCGGCGCCGGAGTCGGCGAAGACCCGGCTGAGGGCCATCACCGGTGGCCAGCGGAGCGGCTGACGACGGCACGCCGCTGTTCGTCGCGCTCGACTGGATCCCGCGCCACTGCGTCATCCCGGACGGCTGGCACCAGGGCGAGCCGTTCGAGCTGTACGACTGGCAGCTCGAGTGCTCGGCCGCTCACTACACCGTCAAGCGGACGGCGGCCCGCGGGCAGCTCGCCCCCGCGTTCCGGCACCGGCGCAGCCAGATCGTGGCACCCCAGAAGACGGGCAAGGGCCCGATGGCGGCGACCGTGATCGCGCTCGAGGCGGCCGGGCCGGCCGTGTTCGCCGGCTGGGCCGACGGCGGCGAGCTGTACCAGTGCTCAGCCCATGGCTGCAGGTGCGGGTGGGTCTACGAATACGAGCCCGGCGAGCCGATGGGAACGCCGTGGCCGACGCCGCTGATCCAGCTGACGGCCACAAGCGAGGACCAGACCGACAACACCTACCGGCCGCTGCAGATGATGATCAAGAACGGCCCGCTGGCGTCGATGATGCGCGTCGGCGAGGAGTTCATCCGGGTCGGCGACAACGGCCGCATCGACGTGGTGACGAGCAACGCGCTGAGCCGCCTGGGCAACCCGATCACGTTCGCCCTGCAGGACGAAACAGGGCTGTACACGAAGGCCAACGGGCTGCGGCGCGTCGCTGAGACGCAGCGCAGAGGCCTCGCGGGCATGGGCGGCCGCTCGATCGAGACGACGAACGCCTGGGACCCGTCCGAGGACTCGGTCGCGCAGTCAACGTCGGAGTCGGCGCGGCCGGACATCTTCAAATTCCACCGGCAGCCGCCGAAGCACCTGAGCTACCGCGACAAGCGCGAGCGCGCGCGGATCCACCGGCACGTTTACGCCGGCAGCACGCACGTCGACCTCGACGCGATCGAGGCGGAGGCGGCCGAGCTGCTCGAGCGCGACCCGGCGCAGGCCGAGCGGTTCTTCGGCAACCGGATCGTCGCCGGCCTCGGCTCGTGGATGGACCTGGCGCACTGGGAGGCGCGCGAGCAGGCGCGCGAGATGCCCGACGACGGCTCGCAGCTGGCGCTGGCGTTCGACGGCTCCGACGTGAACGACTGGACGGGAATCCGGCTGGAAACGGCCGACGGCTGGCAGTTCACACCGATCTGCGGCCCCGATGACCTGCCGTGCATCTGGAACCCGGCCGATTTCGGCGGCCAGGTGCCCAGGCTCGAGGTCGACGCGGCGATCGACGAGCTCCACGAGCGCTACGACATCGTCCGCGGCTACTACGACCCGCCGTACTGGGAATCGGAGATCGACGCGTGGGCCGAGAAGCACGGCGAGAAGCGCGTGCTGCGCTGGTACACCAGCCGCGTGACCCGGATGCACCCTGCGGCCGAGCGCATGCTGACGGACGTGGCCAAGCAGGACAGCGGCTTCAGCCACGATGGCTGCGCGACGACGTCGCTGCACGTCGGCAACGCGCGGAAGGCGGCCAGGCCGGGGAAGCGGTACGTGCTGGCCAAGCCGAGCGACGCGCAGAAGATCGACATGGCCGTCGTGTCGGTGATGTGCCACCAGGCGGCGGGCGACGCGACGGCGGCCGGGGGATTCCGGAAGCGCTCGAACACGATCCTCACAGGATCAGGGAGGTGACCAGTTGGGGCTCGAGATAGGCCAGGCGCTCGCGCTGGTGGCCACTCTGGAGATGGAGCTGAACAACCGCGCGGCGTGGGCCGACCAGGCGGACGACTACTACCGCGGCAATCACAATCTCCGCTTCGCGTCGGATGAGTTCCGGGAGTACTTCGCCAAGCGCTACCGGGGGTTCGCCGACAACTGGGTGACGGTGGTCGCCGACGCGCCGGTCGAGCGGATGACGGTGACCGGCTTCCAGCTGGACGGGAAGGCGGACGACGAGGCGTGGCGGGTGTGGCTGCTGAACCAGCTGGACTGCGACAGCCAGCTCGGGTTCACCGCCAGCGTCCTGGCCGGCCGCTCCTACGTGCTGGTGTGGGGCGACCCGTCCGACCCGGCGACGCCGTGCGTGACGTTCGAGGACAGCGGCCAGGCCATCGTCGGCTACTACCCCGGCTCGCGCTACCGGCGGCGCGCGGCGCTGAAGCGCTGGCAGGACGGCGAGCTCATGTACTGCACGCTGTACACCGCCGACGAGCTGTGGAAGTTCGAGCGGCCGCTGAGCCGGGTCGAGAAGCCGCAGATGATGGCGCAGTTCGACGTGCAGGCCGACGAGTGGCTTCCCCGCGACCCATCGAGCCTGAACGAGCCGAACCCGCAGCCGAACCCGATGGGCCTCGTGCCGATGGTGGAGCTGCCGAACCGGCCGATGCTGGCCCGCGAGCCGGTCTCCGACGTCGAGACCGTGATCCCGCTGCAGCATGCCGTCAACCTGCTGTGGGCGCAGCTGTTCACCGCGAGCGACTTCGCCGCCCTGCCGCAGCGCTACATCCTGGGCGGCGAGGCGCCGAAGGAGCCCGTTTACGACGAGAGCGGCAAGAAGATCGGCGAGAAGCCGTTCGACATGAAAAAGCTCAACCTCGAGCGGATCTTCTGGGCCCAGGGCGAAGGCGTGAGCGCGGGCAGCTGGCCCGCCGCCAACCTCGCGGTCTACAGCGACGTCATCGAGACGGCGATCGGCCACATCGCCGCCCAGTCCCGCACGCCGCAGCACTACCTGATCGGCAAGATGAGCAACGTCGGCTCCGACACGCTGCTGGCGGCCGAGGCGGGCCTGGTGAAGCGCGTCAACGAGAAGGAGCTGTGGTCCGGGGCCGCGCTGCGGGAGGTGATGCGGCTCGTCGCCCTGGCGCAGGGCGACGAGAAGCGCGCGCAGGCGTACCGGTCGGGCCGCGTGCTGTGGGCCGACACCGAGTCCCGGTCGCAGGCTCAGCTGGTGGCGTCGCTGGTGCAGCTCAAGAGCATCGGCTGGCCGTTCGAGGACCTCGCCAGGCGCTACGGGCTGTCGCAGTCCGAGGTGGAGCAGCTGCTGAAGATGCGCGAGGCCGAGGCGGCGCAGGACCCGATGCTGGCGATGCTGGGGACCAAGGAGATCGGCAACGCCGGCCTGACCGGCACCGGCGGCGACCCGACGCTCCTGAACGACGACTCGGGGCTGCCCGATCCGACGCCGCCGGAGAACGCCAGCGCCGCGAAATCCGGGGCCCCGTGAGCGCCGCCACCGCCCAGGCCGCGCCGGCCGCTGCAGGCGCCTACCAGGCCGCGCAGTCGAAGACGTCGCAGGCGGCGGCGCTGGCCGCGATCGGGATCTGGCGCAATATCGACGGCAAGAACCTCGACGCGTCGTTCGCGTTCCTGCTGCCGCAGCTGCTCGCGGTGGTCGCCCGGTCGCAGACGCTCGCCGCGGCGGCCGGCGTGTCGTTCCTGGCGCGGATCCTGGCCCTCGGGAACGCCGCGCCGTCCGGCCAGCGGCTCGACCCGGGCGCGTTCGCGGGGCTGACCGGCGACGGCCGCCCGATGGCCGGCCTGCTGTATACGCCGGTGGCGCTGTCCAAGCACTACATCGGCCAGGGCCAGCGGATCGAGGACGTGATCGCGCGCGAGGAAGCGCACATGGCGCTGCTGGTCCGCACGCAGGTGCAGGACGCCGGCCGGACGGCGCTCCAGTCGCAGATGGCGGCCGAGCCGAAGGTGCGCGGCTACGTCCGCAAGGTCAACCTGCCGTCGTGCGCCCGGTGCATCATCCTGTCGGGCCGCTTCTACCGGTACAGCGCCGGATTCCTGCGGCACCCCTGCTGCGACTGCACGATGATCCCGGCCGTCGGCGACGAGCATGTCGAGGCGCAGGACCCGGCCGAGCTCATCGCGCGGATGCAGGCCGACCACCCGGCGAGGCTCCGCAAGTCCCTCACGGACGGCGACCTGAAGGCGCTCGAGCACGGCGCGGACCTCAACCAGGTGGTCAACGCGCACCGCGGCATGGCCACCGCCGCAGGCCCCGGGCGCCCGGTCGGCGTCACGCTCGAGGGAACGACCAGGCGCGGCTTCGCCGGCAAGCGCCTGGGCGCGCAGCGCGGGAAGGGCGCCCCGCGCGTGACGAGGCTGACTCCGGCGCAGGTGTTCGAAGAGGCCTCGATAGCGAGGTGGGACCGCAGCGAGATCGTGCGGCAGCTCACCCGGTTCGGTTACGTCATCTGACCGCGCGAAGCGGTCATAATGGAAGGAGACAGCCGCGATGGCTGAGGAACTGCCCGTACACCCCCTTACCGGCCTGACAGCGCTCGGCGTGCTGCCCTCGGGCCGGATCGTGTGGCCCGTACTCGGCGCCGCGTCCGACGAAGGCGACGGCGCGGAGGGCGACGGCGGCGCGGAGGACGATGACGACGCCGGCGACGGCCAGGACGGCGACGGCCAAGACGGCGACGGACTGGGCGCCAAGGGCAAGGAAGCGCTCGCCAAAGAGCGGAAGGCCCGGCGCGATGCCGATAAGGCCCGCAAGGCTGCCGAGGCCGAGCGCGACACGCTCAAGGCGGCGGCGGCCAAGAGCGACGGCGACGCCGCGCAGGCCGATGCCGAGAAGATCAGGCGCGATGCCGAGAAGACGGCGACTGACAAGGCGAACAAGCGCATCCTCTCGGCCGAGCTAAAGGCCGCGGCGGCCGGGAAGCTAGCCAATCCTGAGCTGGCAACGAAGCTGATCGACTTGGCCCAGTTCGAAGTCGGCGATGACGGCGAGTTCGACGGAGACGAAATGTCCGAGGCGATCTCGGATCTGGTCAAGAAGTACCCGAACCTGGCCGCGAGGGCGCAGGGATTCCAGGGTGCCGGCGACGGGGGAGCGCGCACGGGCGGCTCACGGCCGCGCCAGCTCGCCGCCGCAGACCTCAAGACCATGAGCCCGCAGGCGATCGTCAAGGCCCGCGCGGAAGGGCGCCTCGAGCGCTACATGAACGGCGACTAGAAAGGAACAGCAGGTGAGCTTCGAGCACTACAAGCCGGAGATCTGGGCGGCGCAGTTCATTGTCCAGACCCGCAAGGAACTGGTATTCGCCGGGCCGGACGTTGTCAACCACGACTACGAGGGCGACATCAGCCAGGCGGGCGACACGGTCCACATCTCGTCTATGGGCGCGGTGACGATCGGCGACTACGCGGGCACCGTCACCTACGAGGAGATCGACGACGCCGGGCTGACCCTGGTCATCGACCAGCAGAAGTACTTCGGCGTCAAGGTCAAGGACGTCGACAAGGCCCAGGCCCTGAACGGCGGCGCCGCGATCGCCCAGATCATGAGCAACGCCGCCTACGGCATGTCCGATGTCGCCGACCAGTTCGTCGCCGAGCTCGTCTACAACGGCACCGACGTCGGCAACGTTCTCGACGCTGTGACGGACTTCAGCGACGCGGGGACGGCCTACGAGACGCTTGTCGACCTGCGCACGGCCATGTCGGAGGCGAACAACCCGACGCAGGGCCGCTACGCGGCGGTGCCGTCCTGGTTCTACGGGATGCTGCTGAAGGACGACCGGTTCACCCGCGCCGACTCCTACGGCTCCACGGGCGCCCTGATCAACGGCGAAGTGGGCCGCGCGGCCGGCTTCACCATCCTCGAGAGCCAGAACGTCTTCGAGCCCGACCCGGGCTCCACGTACGCGGTCCAGGCCGGGACGCCGATGGTGACCTCCTTCGCGAACCAGCTCGTGGAGAACGAGGCGCTCCGCGACCCGGACGCCTTCAGCGACCGCCTGCGCGGGCTGCACGTCTACGGTGCCAAGGTCACCTACCCGAGCGGCCTCGCCCGGGTCACCTGCACCCGCCCGTAACGGCGCCTGCCGGGTCACCTGCAGCCGTCCGTCCGTAACCAAGGAGGTAGCCAGACATGGCACGCACTGCCGTAACGCCCGCGCAGGGCGCCCGCAACGCGGGCGTCACGCCGACCAGCACAACCATCAACTCCACGCTCGTCACCAACGGGGTGACCATCGCGAACGCCGGCCGCATCGAGGACCTCGTCATCCGCGTGGCGAACACCGACGGGTCGGCGCTGGCCGTGACGATCCGCGCGGGCGACAGCCTCTACCCGGCCGTCGAGTCGGGCCTGGGCGACCTGGCCGTCACGGTCGCCGCGACCAGCGGCGTGCAGGAGATCGCACGCCTTGAGTCGGCGCGGTACCAGCAGTCCGACGGGTCGCTCAGCATCGACTTCGCGACAGGCTTCACCGGCACGCTGGAGACGATGTACCTGCCGTGACCGATCCGTTCGCGACCTCCGACGACGCCGCCGGGTACGGCTTCCCGCTGCCCGACGCGACGTCGGACGGCCTGCTCGCCCGCGCGACGCAGGCCATCGTCGACGCGGCCGGGTTCGGCATCCTGGCGGCGCCGTCGACGGTCCGGCTGCGCGCCGACAACGGCGTCATCAGCCTGCGCGACGTCCCGCTCGTCACCGCGGTGAGCGCGGTCGCCCTCGTGGAGCGCGACGGCGCGACCGAGACCGTGACCGGGTGGAACTGGCCCGGCACGGTCGCGGGCGCCGCGCTGGACGTCTGGCTCGACCGCACGGTGCCGGCGCGCCACTGCGGCGTGTTCGCGGTGAGCCTCACCCAGGGCCTGGCGTCCGCGCCCGACTCGCTGCTCATGCTGACGTGCGCGGTCGCCTACCGGTTCGCGGGGATGCCCGCCGCGATGACGGCCGGGATCACGTCGCAGTCGGTGGGGTCGGTGTCGTGGACGGCGTCGTCGGCGCCCCCGTCGGACGACCTGACCGCGGGGGAGCTGGCCAAGCTGCGGAAGATCGTCCCCGTCAAGAGCGTCTGGGGGGTGCCGCTGTGATCCTCGGCTCGGACACGGTCACCGTCCTGCGCGGGCGCGCCAGGGACAACTTCGGCGACCTGCAGGGCTCCGACACGGGCACCAGCGTGACGGGCTGCTCGGTGCAGCCGACGTCGGCGTCGGAGTCGACGGACGCCGGCGAGCTGCTGGTGACCAACGCGACGCTGTACGCCCCGGCCGGCACCGACGTCCTGCCCACCGACCGCGTGCAGTGGCTCGGCGCCGTCTACGCGGTCGACGGGCAGCCCGCGCGGTGGCGCGACCAGACGGGCGCCGAATCGCACGTCCAGGCGCAGCTCAAGCTCGTCACCGGGAACGGCTGATGGCGAGCCGCTACAAGGCCGACTTCGCGGCCACCGGCCGCTTCATGCGGTCGGCCTCGATGCAGGACGTCGTGAAGGGCGCGGCGGAGAAGGGCGCCGAATTCGCCCGGGCCATCTCCCCCGAGCGCACCGGCGACTACAAGGCGTCGTTCTCGGTGTCGGTCCGGTCCGACGGGGGGCTTCGGGGCGACCGGGCGGAGGCGCGGATCGTCAACAGCAGCCCCCACGCGGTCTATGTGGAGTGGCGCGACGGCCACCACGTCCTCGCCCGCGCAGCCGACTTCCTGGGCGGCGTCGCGTGACCGCGCTCGTCTCGTTCCCCGACGCCGAGCGGGCCGTCTGCGACCTGCTGGCCAGCCTCGGGACGACGGGCACCGAGACGCCCGCGGCCCTGCAGTCGGAGCTGCCCTACATCCGGGTGACGCGGACCGGCGGAGCCGACGACCGGGTGACCGACACCGCGACGGTGTCGGTCGACGTGTTCGCGGCGGACGCGACGACGGCGAAGGCGGTCGCCGAGCAGGCCCGCCAGCGGCTCACGATGGGGCCGTTCCTGTCCGACGTGCCGTTCGCCACCGGGCACGGGCGCGTCGACCGCGCCCGGACCGTCACCGGCCCCCAGATGCTGCCGCCGTCCGACGGCGACGACATGCGGCTGGCAGCCGCCAGCTATCAGGTCTCATTGCGCCGCTAGGCGCGGGAAAGGAAAGCAGGATGACAGTGACCGACCACGTCTTCGCCGACCTCGCGGAGAAGCAGGACCAGCTGATCCGCAAGGCGCTGGACGGCTCGGCGTTCATCGCCCCGTACTCCGCCGACGCCATCACCACGATGACGATCGACAGCAGCGTCACCGGCACCAGCACCCTCAACGCGCTCCCGGCGAACTACGTCGACCTGGGGCTGATCGACGACAGCGGCGCGGTGTTCTCCGAGGCGGTGACGACCAGCGACATCACCTCCTGGGGCCGCGTCGAGCCGTCCCGCCGCGACATCACCGCCGACGTCACCACCCTGCACATCGTGTGCCAGGAGACCAAGCTGCAGACCATCGCGGCGTTCGCCGGCGTCGACCCGGCGACGATCACCGCCGACGGGACCACCGGCGAGGTGTCGGTGGCCAAGCCCACCCGGCCGACCGTGCTCTTCTACCGCCTGTTCACGCTGGCCGTCGACCAGAACGACGCCGGCGAGATCTACATCGGCCGCTTCCTGCCCCGCGCGCAGCTTTCGGACAAGGGCGACCAGACGCTCATGTCGGGCGACACCGCGCTCCTGTGGGACACCACGTGGACCGCGTTCACCGACAGCGTGCTCGGCTACGCGGTCCGCTACCTGTTCGGCGGCCCCGGCTGGCAGGCCCTCCTGACCGACATGGGCCTCGGCTCGTGACCGCCCGCAAGCTGAGCGACCTCATCGCCGAGGCGGCGGCCGCGCCGTACGAGCTCGAGCTGCCCGACGGCAGCACGATCAGCGTGCCGCCCGTCTCGGTGGCCGCGTGGGACCGCATCGGCGAGGCGGACTCCAGCGGCGACGTCGTCCGCGTGCTGGCCGGCGACCACGCGCAGCAGATCATCGACGCCTGCGCCGGCGCGCCGGCCGTCGTCCTGCGGAACCTGTCCGCCGAGATGGTCAAGGCGTTCGGCCTGGGAAACTAGCCGGGCTCGCGCAGCTGCTCGAGCGCCACGAGTGGGCTGCGCGGGCCAGCTTCCGCCGCTACTACCACCTCGACCTCATGGGCGCCTTCCGGGGGGAGATGACCCCGGACGAGGCGTATGAGCTGCTGATGCGGCTGCCCCGCGACTCGCCGCTGATGGCCGCGCTCGCCGCCGACCCGGCGCTCGTCTCCGACGCGGAGCCCGTGGCGCCGTCGTGGACGGAGTTCGGGCCGGAGGTGCAGGCGCTCGCGCAGGTCCACGACCTGCTCGGCTCGCTGGTCGCGATGGTCGGCGCGGCGTTCGGCGCCAAGCCGCCGCCGCGCGTGCGGCCCTACCCCCGTCCCGCCAACCCGCACGAGCAGGCGCGCCGCGACGCAAGGTGGGCGCGCCACAAGGCGCTGACCGCGCGGCTGATACCGAGGAAGGAGGGCCATGGCTGACGATTTCCGCGCCGGGGGCGCCTACGTCGACGTGCGGCCCAATTTCACGGGCTTCCAGAAGAGCATCGGCGCCGAGCTCGCGAAGTCGGAGGCTGAGTTCGCGAAGTACGGCGAGCGCGCCGGGAGGGCCTACAGCGAGTCGTTCGACGCCAGGCTGCGCCTGGACCCCGCGAAGATCAAGGTCGACGCCGACACCGCCCCGGCGGCCGCGAAGATCGACAAGACGGCGCGGAACCGCACGGTCAAGCTCAGGGTCGAGCCGGAGGTCCTGAAGTCGCCCGTCGCGCTCGGGGCGCTCGGCGCGGCCGCACTCGGCCCGCAGGCCCTCGGCCTTGGTCTCGGCGCAGTCGGCGCCGGCGCGGCGCTCGGCGCGGCCGCCGCCGGCGTCGCGGCGTTCGCCGCCGTCGCCGTGCCCGCGTTCACGGCCGTCACCGCCGCCCAGACGGCGCTGACGACCGCCCAGGGCCAGTACGCGAAGGCGCTCGAGGACAAGAAGCTCGCCAAGACCGCAGCCCAGGTCGCCGCGGCGGAGACGGCGATGGCGAAGGCGAAGCAGGCCGAGCTCGCCGCGACCGCGAGCCTCACGCCGGCCGAGCGGCAGCTGGGCACGGAGCTGACCGGGCTGCAGGGCGCCTGGAAAGGCCTGCAGAAGGCCCAGGATCCCGCCGTGGCCCGCGCGCTCGTGCCGTGGTTCGCGACCGCCCGGGAATCGCTCGGCTTCCTGAACCCCCTGATCACCGGCAGCGCCCACGCGATCGGCCAGCTCGGCACCGAGGCCGAGAACGCGCTCGGCGCCCCCTGGTGGAAGTCGTTCTTCTCGACCCTGGGCACCACCGGCGAAATCGGGATCCAGTCGTTCGGCGAGGCCGTCGGCCACGTCGGCGACGGCCTGGCTCACCTGTTCAAGACGTTCGCCCCCGATATCGACAAGATCCCGCCCCTTGTCGACAAGGCCGCCGGCGCGTTCGACAAGTGGGGCTCGTCGGTGAAGCGGTCGGGCCTCGACGCGTTCCTCTCCAGGACGTTCAGCCACGCGAACGTCGCGACGCTGAAGACCGACCTAGGCGACCTGGGGTCGACCCTGGGGAACGTGGCGAAGGCCACCTCCCAGCTGTCGCCGGCGGCGTTCCTCGGGCTGTCGAAGGTGCTGTCGATCCTGGGCGGCCTGTCGCCCGGCCAGATCGAGGCCATCGGCGCGCTGTACGGGGTGAGCAAGCTCACCGGCGGACTGCCCGGGACGCTGCTCGCCAAGGGCGCCTCCGCGCTCCTGGGGCCGATCGTCAGCCCGCTGCTCGGCAAGATCGGCTCCGGGGTGAGCACCGCGGTCGGGAAGGCGCTCGGCGCGATCGGCCTCAAGGGGCTCGCCGGGAAGATCCTCGGCACGGGCGACGGCCCCGCGATCAGCGAGGCGGCCGCGACGGCGGCCGGCGCGACCGAGACCGGGGCGGCCGAGGTCGTGACCGCCATCACCGGCCTCGGCGTCGACGTCGACGCCGCCCTGACGGCCCTGGGCGCCGTCGTCGAGGAGTCGAGCGGCAACGTCGTCGCCGCGATCGGCGTGTCGAAGGGCGTCGACATCGTCGGCAAGGTCGTCGGCAAGCTGTTCGGGTCCTCCCAGACGGTGAACGTCGCCGTCAAGGTGGGCGCCGCGAACTGGAAGCCGCTGATCCAGAGCTTCCGCGGCCAGGTCGAGGGCCCGGTGAGCTCGTGGCTGGGAGGCACGTTCCCGCGCGACGTCCGCGCCGGCGCGGCCAGCGCGAACTGGTCGGCCGCGGCGTCGGCCTTCCGCCGCCAGGTTCAGGGCCCGGTGAGCTCCTGGCTGCAGAACGGCCTGTCGGGCCCGGCGCGGTCCGGCGGCGTCAGCGCGGGGCGCGCGATCGGCGCCGGGATCGGCTCGCAGCGCCCGGACGTGCGCGGCGCCGCGCTCGCGCTGCTGCGATCGGTCGAGGCCGTCTACGCCAACGCCGGGTCGCTGCTGGTGGGCGCCGGCGAGACGATCATGGGCGGCCTGCTGGCCGGCCTGCGGGCCGGATGGAACGACGTGTCGGGGTTCCTGCACTGGGTCAGCAGCGAGATCCCGCACCACAAGGGGCCGGCGTCCTACGACGCGGTGCTGCTGACCCCGGCCGGCGAGCTGATCATGAAATCCCTCGAGACGGGCCTGTCGACCGGGTTCGCCCCCGTGCGGGCGCTGCTGAAGAGCACCAGCGCGGAGATCGCCGCCGGGTTCGCGCCCGCGGGCGGCGTCCTGGCGCTCGACGGCCCGGCGCGGCTCGCGGCGGCTGCCTCGAAGGCGGCTGCGTCGGTTCCCCCGCTGCGGCTGCCGGGCGTCGGCTCCGCCGCGTCCGGGTCGCCGATGACGCTGGCCGTGACCTACGACGGCCCCGCGAACGGCCTGATCCGGGAGATCGTGACGGACCTGCGGTACGAGATCAGCTCTTCGGGCGGCGGCGACGTGCAGCGGTACCTCGGCCGCGGGAAGGTCCGGACGTGAGCGCCGGCTACCCGGCCGGGGACCTCGGCCTGAAGGCCGAGCTGCTCCTGGGAGACACGTGGACCGACGTGACGGACTACGCGATGCCCGACGGCGCGACCGACGTCACGATCACCTCCGGCACCGCGGACATGAGCCAGGACCCCACGCCGACGTCCGCGTCGTCGGCGTGGGACAACCCTGACGGCCGGTTCACCCGCCGCAACCCCACCGGCCCCTACTACGGCCTCCTGGGCCAGAACACGCCGGGCCGGATCAGCGTCACCGCGGTCGACGGCACCCGGCTGCGCGCCGACCCCGACGAGGCCCCCGGCTCCTGCGCGTGCCCCGGCGGCGGCGCGCTCGAGCTGACGGGCGACCTCGACGTCCGGATCGACTACGACCTCACCGGCTACGTCTACCCGGACTTCGCGCCCGTCCTGGCCGCCAAGGCCCCGCCGTCGCCCGGCGCGGAGCTGTCCTGGCAGCTCGGCCTGCAGGACGACGGCCGCGCCGCGCTCACCCTCGGCACCACCGCCGGGGGCGCCTACGCCGCCGTCACCGCCGCGAGCACCCTGCCCGTCCCGTGCGGCCGCCTCTGCCTGCGGGCAGCGCTCGACGCGTCCGCCGGGACGGTGACCTGGTACACCGGCGCGCCGGGCGCCGTCGCCGCCGACGGCCCCTGGACGCAGCTCGGCGACGTCATCGCGCTGCCCGGCGCGGTCACCCTGGCGGCCGACGCCTCATGGCCGCTGACGGCCGCGCCCGCGATGAGCGGCAGCGTCTGGCGGCTGCAGCTGGCCGGATCGGGCGCCGTCGTCGCCGACGCCGACTTCACCGTCCCGGACGCCGGCTCGGCGTCGTTCGCCGACTCGTGCTCGAACACGTGGACCGTCGCCGGGGCGGCCGAGATCACCGACCGCGACTACCGGCTGCACGGGCAGCTCGCGTCGGCCGCGCTGTCGACGGCCGCCAGCGGCGGCGCCCCCCAGGCGGCCGTGCAGCTCGCCGGGCCGCTGCGGCCCCTGCAGGCCGGGTCGGCCCCCGCGGCCGGGTCGCCGCTGCGGCGCGCGATCAGCGCCCTCGCGGGCGACTCCGCGCCCCTGGCGTACTGGACCGGGGAGGACGCCGCCGCCGCGTCGTCGTTCGCGGCGCGGTCGCCGCAGACGCCCCCGATGACGTGGGTCGGCTCGCCCCAGCTGGCGGCCGACTCCGGGTTCGCCGGCTCCGACCCCGTCGCGCTGCTCAACGGCTCCTCATGGCTCGGCCTCGTCCCGCCGCAGGCGCCCACCGGCACTGTCGTCACCCGGTTCGTCTGCACGTTCGGGACGCCCCCCGCGTCCGGGTCCGCCGCCATCTGCCGCATCGCGCTCGCCGGGACCGTCTCGGTGCTCACCCTGCGCTACAACTCCGACGGGAAGCCGTACCTGATCGCGTGGAACTCCGACGGGTCGGCCGCGTTCGCCTCGGAGGAGGCGGTGAGCCCGTTCGCGACGAGCTGGGCCGGCCAGCGGTGGCTCGTGTCGGTGGAGCTCCTGCCGTCGGGCGCCTCCCACGGGCTCGCCCAGGCGCGGTTCCTGCGCCCCGACGCGACCACCGCCACCGACCAGGGCACCGTCGCCGGCGCGCCGGGCCCCGCGCGCGTCGTGCGGTTCGGGCCCGAGCGCATCCTGACGGACACGGCGATCGGCCACGCGCACGTCCAGTCCGCCCTCACCGACGCGACGACCCTGCTCGACCCTTACGCCGCCTGGGCCGGCGAGCTCGGCGCCCCCCGGTTCGCGCGGGTCCTCGATGAGGAGGGCATCCCGTGCCGCGTCTACGGGGCCCCGGCGGTCTCGGCGCCGATGGGGCCGCAGCCGTCCGCGACGATCGCGCAGATCCTCGACGACGTGCAGCAGACCGACCTCGGCGTCATCTACGAGCCTGCGGAAGCCCTCGCGGTCGGCTACCGCACCCACGCCAGCCTCCTCGGCCAGGCCCCGCTGCTCCTCGACCTGGACGACGGGGACCAGCCGGGCGCGCCGCAGGCCACCGACGACGACAGCGCCCTGGTCAACGACTGGACGGCGACCGACCCGGCCGGCAACAGCGGGCGCGCCGTCCTCGACGACGGGTCCCCGAACTCGGTCGGCGCCGTCGGCCGCTACCAGGACACCGCCCAGGCCAACTGCGCCGACCCCGGCGACCTGGTGGACGTCGCCGGCTGGCTGCTGCGCGAGTCGGCGGCCGACGAGCCGCGCGTCCCGTCCCTGTCGGCCGACTTCGGGCTGCCGTCGCTGTCCGCGGCGCAGCTCGCCGCGATCAGCCGCCTGCGCCCCGGCGACGCCGTCGGCGTCACCAGCGTCCCGGTGACCGTGGGCGCCGCCGACGTGCTCCAGCTGGCGATCGGCGCGACCGAGACCCTGGGCCCCGGCCGGCGCATCGACTGGAACTGCGCGGCCGCCTCCCCGTGGGATGTCATGATCCTCGACGACCCCGTGCTCGGGCGCGCCGACACCGACGGGTCGTCGCTCGCGGGCGCCGCTGATTCCACCGCGACGACGCTGTCAGTCGGGACCGGCGCCGGGTACCCGGTGTGGACGCAGGCGCCAGCCGACCTCCCGTACGACGTCGCGATCGAGGGGGAGCAGGTCACCTTCACCGCGGCCGGCCCCGGGCCCGTGGGCTGCCTGGTCGGCGTGTTCCTGAACCCCAGCGCCCTGGGCGTGTCGACGTGGGCGCAGGCGGCCGCGATCTGGCAGGGGTGGACGGGAGTCGCCCCCGCGGTGAACCGCGTCTACATGGGCGGCTCCCCCTGGACGATCAGCTCGGACATGACCGCGATGATCGCGGCCGGGTGCAAGATGCTGATCAGCGTTCAGCCTGCTTACAGCCCGGTCAGCAGCACCGACTACGCGGACCTGCAGACGTTCTGCGCGGCCCTGGTGACGGCGGGGGCGCAGGCGGAGATCAGCATCTGGCCGGAGCCGTTCTTCGCGGGGCTGACCAGCGCCCAGTACATCGCCGCCGTGCAGTACTACGCGGGCGCGATCCGGCCGTCGTTCCCGCTGGCGTTCGTCACCGCCGCCAGCGCCGTGCTCAGCAACAGCGAGAACAGCTGGTACCCGGGCGACGCCTACGTGGACCTGGTGGCCACCGACATCTACGCCGCCGGGTACGACGCGGGCGCGACCCTGGCCCTGTGCGCCGCCCCGGCCGACGCCGCCGTCCCGCCGAAGCCGTTCGGGATCTGGGAAATCAACGGGTCGCGCGCCTCGACCGGGCAGACGCAGGCGCAGGTGCAGGCGTTCTTCGGCTACGCCCAGGCGTACATGGCCGGCCGCGCCCTGAACGCCGACGTCGTGCTGTTCAACGGCGCGCCGGGCCGGTCCAGCCTGGGCGCGGGCACCACGGCGGAGGCCGGCTTCGAGGGGAACTCCCTCGGCAACTGGGTGAACGCCGGCAGCGCGTCCCTGGCGCCGACGACCGCGCAGGCCCACTCGGGCGGCTACTCGATGGCGCTGACCGCGACCGCCTCGGGATCGGTGCAGGGCGCCTCGTGCCTCGCGGCGAACTTCGCGACGCAGATGCTGGCGTGCTCGCCGGGCGACACGATCGACGGGGCGGCGTGGTTCAGGGCGGCGACCTCCGCCCGGTCGTGCCAGGTCGGCATCGGGTTCTACACCGCCGCCGGGACGCTGGTCACGAGCACCTACGGGAGCGCCGTGACCGACTCGGCGACCGGGTGGACGACGCGGGTCACCGCGAGCGGGATCACCGCGCCCGCGACGTCGGCGTGGTGCCGGCTGCTGACCGAGGTGCTGTCCGCCGGCGCGGCCTCCGAGGTCCACTACGTCGACGACTGCGAGCTGCGGAACGTGACAGGCGCGAACGCCGAGAACACGACCACCATCGAGTTCGGGTGGGACTACCGGGTCAGGCTGTGGCAGAGCCTGCACGCGGCCCTCAACGGCACCCGGCCGCAGTCGTTCACCGTGACCCGCAGCGTCAACGGCGTCGTCAAAGCCCACGCCGCCGGCGCGGACGTGCGCCTGTGGCAGCCGCCGGCGCTGGCGAAGATCTAGGAGAGCCGACATGCCATCACTGCAGCAGGTCCTGGCGGGGCAGCGGGTCACCGCGTCGATGCTGCGGGGCGCGGCCGGGATGTCGGTGATCAAGTCCGAGGACCAGACCGTGACCAGCAGCACCACGTTCGTCGAGGACGAGGAGCTGTTCCTGGCGCTCCCGGCGTCGACGAGCTGGACCTGGGGGGCCTACCTGATCTTCGAGGGGGCGTCCGGCGGCGGCCACCTGGCCCTGAAGTGGGACGGCCCCGGAACCATCCTCTACGGGGCCACGTACGTCCGCGCGTCCGACGGCGGCACGGTCGTCGGCGGCAGCTACGGCGGCGGCGTCACGGTCACCGCCCAGACGCTCGGCTCCGGGTCGCTGCGAGCTTTCATGCTGCGGGGCACCGTCGTCGCCGGCGTCGCGGGGACCCTGCAGCTGTCCTGGGCGCAGGGCACCAGCAACGCGACGGGCACCATCGTCCACGCCGGGTCGTCCCTCGAGGCGGTGCAGTCCAGCTGATGACCGACGATCCGCGCCCGGCCATGGAAGTTCCGCATGGAAGCCCTACCCTGATAGCAGCCAAGCGAAAGGCGCCGTGATGCTCACCCCCCACGTTTTCCCCCAGTTCCAGGAGGGCCTGGCGGCCAAGCGTCAGGCCCTGGCGTCCGACACGATCAAGGTCGCGCTCGGCAACGCGGCCGGCCCGATCACCCTGGCCACGGCCGGCGTCCAGGCGGCGAAGCTGCTGAGCGACTGGACCGCGATCGTCCCCGAGATCACCGGCACCGGGTACACCGCAGGCGGCGCGACCCTCGCCGACGTCACCAGCGCCGTGGCCGGCAACGTGTGGACGCTGACCGCGACGTCGCCGGTATGGCCCGAAGCGACCCTCACCGCCAACCAGGCGGTCTTCTACGACGCTGACGCCGATACCGTGCAGCTCATCGCGTTCTGGGACTTCGGCGAGGCCGTCAGCTCGACCGCCAACGACTTCGAGCTGGCGATCAGCGAGAGCGGGATCGTCACCGCGACCGTCAGCTAGGCAGCGTTCATGAGCGGTCACTTCTTCGCGGGCTCGCTTCCGGCCGGCACGTCGGGGTTCGTCGGCGGCTCCACGCTGTCCGCGTGGGGCCTGGAGATCGTGGTAACCGCCGATGACGCGCAGCTCAACGGCTACTGGTGGTATGTCCCCGTCGGCGCCGACGCCGTCGGCGCCGACTACTCGGCCAAGCTGTTCACCACGACGGACGGCAAGGCGGGAACGGCCGTCACCGGCAGCGCGGCCACAGGGTCCGGCACCTGGGCGGCCGGGTGGAACTACATCCCCCTGGACTCCCCGGTCAGCCTGTCGTCCGGCGGCACCTACGTGGCGGCGCTCTACCAGGCGGCCGCCGGCTCGATCCAGTTCGCGCACAACTTCTGGAGCACGGGCGCAGGGGCGTCCGGCATCGTCGGCGCGCTGGCGACCGCCCCCGGCGCGGCCGCGGCCCTGAACTCGGCGCAGCAGCCGTTCAGCAACCCGGCCACGGCCGGCCAGTTCCCCGCCACCGTCAACCAGGCGAGCTTCTACGGCCTCGACGTCGACCTCAGCACCGGGGGCACCCCCGCCACGGTGCCAGGCGCCCCCGCGGCGCAGTCGCTCGCCGCCCCCGCGGGCGTCGCGCGCGCCGCCGCGACCGTGGCCGGCGCGGCCGCGACGACGGCCCTGCGCGCCCCAGGCGGATCGGCCGCCGCCGGCGCGACCGTGACGGGCGCCCCCGCGGCGCAGGAGCTCGCCGCCCCCGCGGGCGCCGTGCGCGCCGGCGTCACCGTGGCCGGCGTGGCCGCGACGACGGCCCTGCGCGCCCCGGCCGGCTCAGCAGGGCCCCCCGTCGTCGCGGCGCAGGGCACCGTGAGCATCGTCAACGCCCCGTCGGCGACGGTGGCCATCGACAGCACCCCGGCAGGAACGGTGACGATTGTGAACACGCTATGACCACCTGGTCGGCCGGGAGCCTGGTCACCTCGACGGCGACGTTCGCCCCCGCCGACCCGGGCGCCGACCCCGAATCGATGACGGTGACGCTCAAGTACCGGGCGCCCGGCGGCGCCGTGCAGTCGGTCGTCTACCCGGACGCGTTCATCACCCGCGTGTCGGAGTGGGTGTACTCGGCCGAGCTCGACTCGACCGGGCTGCCCGGCAAGTGGGCCGTCCAGTGGGAGGGCGCCGGCTCCGTGCAGGCGATCGGCGCCCGGGAGTACCAGATCACGTCGGCGATCTTGTGACCATGGAAGCGAGGCGAGGGTGAAGTGGCTGGACACAGCATGGAAAGTGCTGCGGGATATCGTCATGACGTCGGCGGGCATCACGCTGGGATTCCTCGAGGCGGCGAGGGTGTTCGGGAACCCCAACTCGCTCGCCATCGGGTTCGCGGCGTTCCTGGTGACCCCGGCGGCCGTCCAGAAGGTCGTCACGATCGCCTTGTCCGGGCAATCGGAAGCCGGGCGTGGACCTGGGCCGTCCTCGGCGCCTGCGCTGCCGGGCTCGTCGCCGACGCCGTCGCCGCCTGCCAGGGGGCGCGATGAAGCTGTCTAGGGGCTGGCTGGCCGGCCTGAGGCGGGCGCTCGGCGCCATCTTCGTGTTCCTGGTACCGCTGGCCTTCAGCGTGGCCGCGTACTTCGCGGCGGTGGACAACTACAACGCGGGGCAGGCATCGCAGAAGCGCCAGGCGGCGGCCGAGGCGGCGGCGCAGCAGCGGCAGGGCGCGCAGCTCGAGGCGAAGCTGTGCGCGACGCTGGGGCCGCTGGCCGGCCTGGCCGGGCTCAGGCCGCCCGCCGGCAACCCGGCTGACAACCCGTCGCGGGCGTTCGAGCAGCAGCTCGTGGTCAAGCTCGCCCCGCTCGCCCAGCTCGGCCCGGACCTCGGATGCGACAAGACCAGGAGAACACCATGACCCCAGAACACGCCAGGCCAAGCGTCGGCCGGATCGTCCACTACGTCAGCTACGGCACGCCGGGCGGTGAGTACAAGAGCGAGTGCCGAGCGGCCGTGGTGACCGCCGGGCCGCACCTCGTCTCGGGCACGTTCGAGAAGGGCGGCGGCGAGGCGGTTGGCCTGTGTGTGCTCAACCCCGAGGGCATGTTCTTCAACCAGCACGTCCTGTTCGACGACGGCGCGGAAACGCCCGGCTCGCCGGACTGTCTCGCTCCCGAAGCGCACGGCAATCCGTTCCGGTACTGCCATTGCGGGTGGATCGAGGCGTCGCACAAGGGCGGCACCTGGCACTGGCCGGAGAGGGTCTGATCATGATCGAGATGGCCGACAGCATCATCCCGGAGAACCTTCCGCCCTATCCCGCCTATCTGGCCTATACCGACGGCCACTGGCCGACGGCGGCGAGGGTCCGCGCGATGTTCCCGACGGCGCACCTGCTCACGCTGACCGTCAAGGGCGGCGGCGCGAAGGCGGACGGCTGCGACTGCGAGACCGGCGACCTCACGGCGGATGAGGCGGCCGAGTGGCTGCACTTGTCGATCATCGCCGGGCAGTGGCGGCCGGTGCTGTACGCCAGCAGGGACGGCGTGCCTCCGGTCCTCGACGTACTCGGCGACGCGCACGTGACCCGGGCGCAGATCCGCATCCTGTCGGCCCACTACGGCGACGGCAACCACATCTGCTCGCCCGCCGCGTGCGGGGCCACGTTCACCGCAGACGGCACACAATGGACCGATTCGGCCCCCGGCGTCGGCGGCACCCTGATCGACCTGTCCACCCTGAATGACGACTTCTTCAGCGCGCCCGCGCCGATCATCCCTGTGGAGGCAGACGTGACGCTCGAGCGGCTGGAGAACGGCAGCGCCGGGCAGCCGGTCCAGAACTGGCAGGGCCTCCTGGTCGCCCACGGGCTCGGCTACCTGATCGCCACCGGGAAGGGCAACGTCATGCAGCAGGCGGGGATCGACGGCGCGTTCGGGGCGAAGACCGAGGCGGCGACGAAGGCGTTCCAGGCCGAGGCGGGGCTGCCGCAGACCGGGATCGTCGACGCGGCCACGTGGCAGAAGGCGCTCGGCTAGCGCGAAACCGAGCCCACTTCGATCGGTTCCCAGATGGCGGCCGTCGTCTTGGCGCACACCGCCAGGAACTCTCGGACGCGCGGTTCGTCGTCGTCGGTCACGCGGATGGCGACCGAGCACAGCAGTGCCTTCCGCTGGAGAACGAAGTGCAGCACCAGCTGGTCGGGCTCATCCGACCGCAGGTCGACGTCTAGGTCACGTTGCGGCGAGTGCCAGTCCCAGCGGATCAGCAGGTTCAGGTCGCGGTCGCCACGGCCGAAGTCGGTATCGGCGTAGAACTCTTCCCATGAGTCGAACAGCGCATGCTGGCCGACCTTAAAGAAGTTGCCTTCTGCGCAGTAGTAGGGATGGTCGTACTCCCACAAATGGCGCTCGTCCACGCTGTTTCCTACCTTCCCGTAGGGATGGCCAGCAGCCCGGCGATCCGCTTCACGTCGGCCCGCACGATCGCCGCCAGGTCCTCGTCCGCGTCCTCCAGGCGCAAGACCTGCTCGCGCAGGCCCGGCGGCAGCGCGGTCATCCCGATGCGGGCGAGATCGGGCATGACGGCAGCGTCCAACGGTCAGCTCCAGCGGTGATGGCGCGCGAGTGCGCGGCACCAGATTAGCGCCTACCACCCGACGCCCTCATCCTGATCGGGCTCGGGATCGCCGTCCTCCAGCCACCCGTTCAGCCGCCGCAGCAGCGCCCGCGCCCGCCGCAGCGCCCCCGGCAGCGCCCTCACGGCCGCCGGGAGCGCCCACGGCGGCCTCACTCGTCCTCGTCCGGGTCCGCGCGCTGCGCACGCAGCATCATGATCAGCAGCTCGTCGAGCGAGTGCGCCGACACCTCGTCGCGCGACGCCACGAACTGGTCGTGCGCCCCGTCGAACCGGACGCTCCAGCCGTCCCGGATCGCCAGGTCCAGCCGCGCCCGCAGCGCGGCCGCCGCCGACGCGCGGCCGCCGTCCATCGTCCCGCCGTGAGGCCCGGCCATCAGCGGTGCCTCCCGACGATGGCGATGACGAGCAGCAGCGCCAAGTAGTCGGTCATCTCGGGCCGCCCGTCGTGTGCGGCGGGTGCGGGTCGCACACGAGGCACTCGCCGCACAGGGTGCAGTGGGCGTGCCCCATGGACTGGGGGTTGCTGCATGCCATTTCCTTGTTTCCTCTCGGGTTATTTGTCGGCTGCCGGGTTAGCGTCTAACCTGCGGCACGCAGCTCACTGAGCTGCGAAAACACATCTGGGTTAAGGGTTAGATGGGTTACCGGGCCATCCCCGGAGGGCCTCTGGAGGCGATTCGCGGGCAGGGCACCGCTAACTCACCTCCCGTTCCGCGATCACCCTGCGCAGGTCCGCCGGGTCGAGCGTCGGCACGTTCTTCGGGTTGGTCATCCGCACGCCCTCGCGCTCGAGCAGCTGCCGCAGGCCGGTGCTGTTCATGCCCCGGTAAGGCAGCCAGGACGGCGCGAGCCTCTTCAGCCGGGGCGCCAGGTCGGCCAGCGCCACGCGGTCGCCGCCGTCGAGCACCTGGTCGACGTCGGCCAGCAGGTCCCGCGCCTCGATCGCCGCGACGGGCGGGGGCGAGCCGGGCAGGCCCCGGCCGCGGCGCGCGATCTCCGCGAGCGAGCGGTCGATGACCGGCGTCACCTGATCCGGGTCGTCGACGCTCAGGAAGTACACCTGCACCATCTCCGACCGCTCGCCGGAGAAGCCCTTGACGACCGCGATGCCCCGGTCGGTGCCGGGGATCAGCTCGGTCGCCCGGTGGCCGGCCCGGTACGCGCCCGCGCCGAGCAGCGCGTCGTTGGCCACGTGGTCGCCGACCGCGAACGCAATCCCGTTGGAGCAGTTGCGGGTGACGTCGCGGGGCATCGAGTCCTTCGTGGGGGCCTGCGTCGAGACGATGACGTGGATGCCCCGCTTGCGCCCCAGCTTCACGACGTCGGTCAGCAGCTGCGCGATCTCCTTGCCGTAGACGGCGTGCTGGATGGCGACGTGCGCCTCCTCCAGCAGCACGACCAGCGGGTGCAGGCCGATGCCCGCGCTGGCCAGCCTCCGGGTCGCCGACGGGATCTCGTGGTCGACGAGCAGCTGCCCGCGGGCCTGCACCTCATCGCGCAGGTCGGACAGCCAGTCGCGGATCGTCGCGACGTGCTCGTCCTCCGCGCCCATCACGTACCGCGAGCAGCGGCGCTTCATCAGCTCGAAGTCGAAGTTGATGTCGGGGATCATGATCCACAGCTCGGCGGTCGGGTCGAGCGCGGCGCCGCACACGATCACCCTGGCGCCCGACGACTTGCCCTGGCCGGGCATCCCGCCGGCGATCGTGTTCCGCTCCATCAGCGGCGCCATCAGCTCGTCGCCGCGCAGCGTCCGGCCGAACGGCACGCCCCTGAAGACGTCGGCCGCGCCGTCGGACAGCAGCGGGTACGGGCCCGCGCCCTCTTCCAGCGCGCCCTTGTCGGCGATCCACAGCTTCAGGTGGCTGTTGTCCGCGCCGACCGTCGGCCAGACCTCCTTGGTGTGCCGGTACAGGCCGGCTGCCAGGCGCTCGCGGCGGGCGGCCTTGGCGATCTCCCCGGCCGGCAGGCCGCCAGGCAGCCGGATCTCCGCGTAGGTGCCGCGCCCCTCCTGCCTGCACGGGACGATGTAGGGCATGGGCTGGCCGAGCTTCAGGTAGTCGGCGATCTGCGGGATGCGCAGCTGCTTCAGAGCCTGGGTGATCGCGGCCTCGTCGATCGCCATGTCGACGTCGTCCTCGGCTGCGGTGCGCAGCCACGCGGGCGCCATGTCCCCGGCGTGCCGTCCCAGGTGGTGCAGCGCCAGCACGCCCGCCGCCGGCACGGCGACCGCGGCGGCGGCCAGCGCGTCCGGCATGATCGCCGCCGTGTCCTGCGCGGCCTGCGCGGCGGTGGTGAACGGGATCGCGACCGCCTCGAGCCGCCGCTGCGCGATGGCGAGCAGGCAGCCGAACGCGACCATGACCGCGAAGGTCCCGCCGATGATCGCCGGGATCGTCTTCGCCAGCAGCACGATCACCTCGGCCAGGGCGACGCGCCGCTCGTGCCGCTGGTGCCGCTCGGCCTCGCCGTGCTGCCGCCACTTCAGCGCGGTCTCGTGGTCGCCCGCCGCCGACGCCGCCTCCGCCATCCGCCGGTACATCGTCCGGTGGCGGTGCCAGCGGCGCGCCATGACGACGAGGCCGACGGCGACGAGCGACCCGTGCCGGGCGGCCAGCCTCGCGGGCGGCGCCTGGGCGATCCTGACGACGTGCAGCACGTACACCGGCCGCCGCGGCTGCGCCTCGCCGACGATCTCGCCGTCGATGACGTCGGCCTCAACCTCCCCGCCCAGGGTGGTGGCGGGGAGGTTGAGGGGCTCTGCGGGGAGCGGCTCAGACACCGGCGCTCCCGTTCAGCGACAGCTCGGGCACCGGCGCGTCATCGCCGGACACCCAGGCGCGCCACGCCTCGACGCGGCTCTTGGGCACGCCGATCTCGTCGGCGAGGCCGCGGATCGACGCGGTGGCCAGCAGGGCGCGCATCGCCTGCCTGGTCGTCGCCGGCGCGGGCGTCTCGCCCTGTCCGTCCGGGTGTGCCGCAGGCGCGCTGTCGCGGTCGGCCCGGATCGACCCCATGAGGATCTCCAGCGCCACGAACAGGACAACCGGCACCACGCCGTCTATCAGGGCGTCCAGCCGGTTGTGGAGCACTCCGGCGGCCACGTTCATGGACACCGTCAGACACAGGCCGAGCCCGATCCCCGCCGTTGCCCAGCGCGGCCGGGGGATGCCCGCGATCCCGGCCTCGTACATGCGGTTCCAGGAGACGACGATGAGCCCGTCGGGCAGCAGCGGGTACAGGTAGGCGATGCGTCCGACGGTGCCCGCCAGGCGGACCAGGAACAGGCCGTCGTTGTAGGAGATGACGGCGGCCACGGCGGCCAGGGCGCTCATCGTCAGGACGCTGACGCGGCGGGCGCGGCGGAGGCGGCGGCGCTGCCCCTCGGAGGCCGGCGGCGGCGGGACGGCTGTCCGGCGCGGGCGGCGGTGGAGGGTGGTGGCGGCGCGGATGGCGCGGCCTATACGGTTCTTCATACGACCTCTTCAGTTCAGGCTGATTGGTCCAGGGCCATCGATCGGGGGGCAAACCCGGTCGGTGGCCCGCCTGGTTTCAGGCGGTTTTCCGACAACGCTATCCGCCGTAGCCCATGATGTCTACGTACAGCATCGGACAGCGCCGGTCAACACCAGTCATACGTGATCGTTTATGCTGGTCACATGCTGTCTACGGTGATCACCATGGAAGACGACGACACCGCGCCGATCGACTCGCGCGGCTACGACACGGCTTACGAGGTGGTCGCCGCCCGGCTGGAGCGCCGGATCAGGGGCGGCGAGTTCCGGTGGCACACGCCGCTGCCGTCGGAGCCCGCCCTGGCCGAGTGGTACGGCGTGTCCCGCACCACCGTGCGCAGCGCGATAGACCTGCTGGCGGGCAAGGGCATGGTCGAGAAGCGGCGCGGCAAGGGAACCTACGTCACGTGGGGCCAGCCGTGATGCCAGCCCAGGGAAAGTTCTTGCGCGAACGTTGGCGGGCTATGGGTGTTCGGAAACGGCCGCTGATTATGCTAGTTTGCACGTACGCGAACGTACGCGTACAGTCCGTACTACGCACTCGTAATGCGTAGGTCTGGGGTTCGATTCCCCAAGGCGGCTCCAGGTCAGGAGCCCTTCCCCGAGAAAGGGTGAAGATCAATGCCAGCCGACTCGCCAGCCAAGAGGGCTGAAACGGAGCGCGAAACGCTCCAGATCGAAGCGCCGATGGCCGTGTGCGGCCACTGCCGGCGCACGATCATCGGCGACCAGTGGTGCATCCGGAGGATTGCCCCGTTGCGTTGTGAGCCTTACGGCCGGGCGACGGCCGACCCTTACGAGGATGGCGACCTGAACGGCCACAACAACGGCCGGGCGTACGTGCCGCTGAACTGGGACCCGAACGCGTGCAGTGACCCGCCAGAGGAGTCGTGCAGCGATGCAGGCTGCCCGCGTCACGGCTACCCCTGGGGGCCGGTCGACGGAGAGGAAGGCGAATGAGCGGCGGCGAGCGATGACGGCGACCCCGGGTGACGACTGGCGCGTGACGTTCTGGTTCCTGACCGACCACACGGGCTGGACTCAGCTCGGCTTCGCGTTCGTCGCGGCCAAGAGCGAGCAGCACGCGCTGATGCTGTGCACGCAGCGTTCGGCCAAGCTCGGCTTCAACGTCAACGGCGACACCAAGATCGAGATCAGGCCCGAGACGGGAGACGGCAAGCTGTGAGCACATCTGGCCGTGGGAGCTACCTGGGCGCAGACGACGCGCACGACGACCCTTACGACGGCGACGATGACCCGTGCTGCACCAACTGCGAAGGCGAGATCTGGGTTGAGTGCGACGACCCTATCCAGTGCTGCGACCCGCGCTGTGACGGCGAACTTCACCCTGATCCGGCATGCGGCGGCACCGGCCTGCACAAGCACCAGGTGCTGTTTTGAAGGTGGGACGGGTCGGCTAGCCGCCGAACCGCCGGTCGAGCGAGGACAGGACCCGCGCGTGGGTCACGGGCCGGACGTGCTGGTAGATCTCCGCCATAGCCGCCGTCGACCAGCCCATCAGGTCCTGCACCACGCGCGGGTCCTCGCCCTGCTCCAGCAATTCCGTCGCGTAGCCGTGTCGCAAATCGTGCACGCGGTAGTGCGGCAGGTCGAGACTGCCCAGCAGGTCCTGCCAGTCCTGCCAGTCGTCCCGCGAGTGGACCGGCTGCCCGTTCGGCCGGGTGAACACCAGTCCGCCGATGTCCTGAACTGTCCGGCCCCTGTGCGCGGACAGCGCGGTCACGGCGACCGCGGGAAGCGGCACTGACCGGCGCGACTTCCGCGACTTCGGGTCCTTCATCACCCACTCGCCGCCGATCCTCGCCGCCGACTTCCGCACCGTCACCGACGCGGGCGCTCCCAGCCGGACGTCACGCCACCGCAGGCCGAGCGCCTCGCCCTGGCGCAGCCCGGTCGTGACGGCCAGCACCCACCGCGCGCCGTTCGGCCAGTCGCGGCACGCCGCCATCACCGCGTCCACCTCGTCGGCCGACGGCGGCTCGGGCGGCTCCCGGTCGGCCGACGGCGGCGACACGATCGAGCACGGGTTGTACGGCATCCGCCTCCGGCGCACCGCCTCCTTCAGGCAGCTGGAGAAGATCCGGTGCGCCGTGACCACGGTCGACGGCGAGAGCGTCCCGCCGCGCCTCGACTCGCGCGCCAGCAGCCCGGCGTGCCAGTCCTCGATGTCGTCGGCGCTCAGCTCCGCGAGCGGGACCCGCTCGAAGTACGGGGCGATGTAGTCCTCGCACTTCTGCCGGTAGCTGCGGTGCCAGGTGTTCGGGTCGACCTGGGCCCTCGCGGTGACGTGGCACCAGTGCAGCACCCACTCGGCGACGGTCGGCTGCCGCCCGCGGGGGAGGGTGAAGCCGTCGCGTCGGCGATCGAGAAATGCGGCCCGCTTCTCGATCGCCTCCGCCGGCGTCGGGCCGGTGAACTCGCGCCGGTCACGTCTTCCGTTCTTCCAGCCGAGGTCAGCTACCGCCACCCATTGATTCCGGCTGGTGCGGTGGTAGAGGCTCCCCTCGCCCTGTTGCCGCCTTCCTGGCACCTTCCATCCTCCCGATCCTGCGACCGACGCCGAAGCAGGCCACCGCCGGCCGCGTCGCCCATCTCAGCCATGCCCCCGCCACCGCAACCAGGATCACCGCCGCGATCACGGTCACCCACCCCTCGTGGAACATGCCGCGTTTCTCCTCTTCTCCGCTGGTGCGCATACAACACCAGACATCTAGGACAGACGCGACCGGGGGGGCGTCGGTTTACGCCGATCTTCACTTTTGGCAAACTATTGCTCACCCGTTACCCCCGCGGACCTCGCGCAGGGCGTCCGTGACCCTCGCCTCCAGCGCGGCGCGCTGCCGGGCGGTGAAGTGACCCCCCGCCTCGGCGACCATGCGGGCGGCGTCCTCGGCGTTCCGCTCGTCCTCCGACTCGCGGTCGGCCAGGTAGGCGGCCAGCAGCCCCCCCGCCTCGGGATGGCCCGCGCCGTCCAGCTCGGCCGGCGTCACGCCGACGGCCGCCGCCATCCGGGCGAGGGTCCGGGCCGGCGCGGTCTCGGGTGCGGGCCCGATCCTGGTTGTCCGGTAGCCGTTCTCCAGTTGTCTCCAGCGGGCTTCCGATATGCCGGCGAGACTGCCGGCGCGCCGTAGTGACAGGTCTCGCCTTCGGCGCCGTTCCGCGATGAGGTCCATCACGGGCGGGCGGGGCGGGCGCGGCGTGGTCATCATGTCCGTCCGTCCGTACCTTGCGGGCGGGCCCGGGCTCTCGCCGCCCGGGCTCCGTTGTCGCAACGATAACACGAACGTACGCGTACTGCGGAATTCTCCCCCGGCAAATTTGTGCGCGTTAACTTGCGCAGTACGCGAATGTGCGCGTACTCTACCACCCATGACACAGCAAGCCACCGAGCCACAGGCGACCCGACTGGTCACCGTGAACGAGGTCTGCGAGCAGCTCGGCATCAAGAAGACGAAGTTCTACCACCTGGTCAACAAGGGCGAGCTGTCGGTTTACGACCTGTCCGGCTCGAGCCGGAAGCCGGGCCCGGCCCGGAAGGGCGAGCGCCGCCGGGTCATCCGCGTCGCGCAGGCCGACATCGACGCCTACCTGGCGCGCAGCCGCCGCGCCGCCTAGAGACGCGGCAGCCCCCGAGTCACCGGGGGCCGCCACCCGGAGCGGGAGACCTCGCGCCGGGCTTCACCCCAACGATAGATGGAGACCCAGTGACCAAGGAACAGCTTCAAGCCGAGAACGAGCGGCTCGGCCGGGAGGTCGCCGCGCTGCGCGACCTGCTGACGGCCGTGCGCGACCACGCGGACGTGCCGAGGCCGGCCGACTACGACAACCCCGCCTACCGGTGGCTCTGCGCCGACCGCCTCATCGACATCGCCATCTGGGCCGAGCTGAACGAGCACGCCACCGGCCCGAACGCCGACCGCCACCTGAACGACTGGGCCGCCCGGCTGCGCGAGCGCGCCGCCCGGCCGCTGAAGTACACGGTGCGGGCCGCCGAGCCCGAGCCCGCAGCCGACGGCCCCGGCGGCGTCCCGCTGCCCGCCGACTGCGACCAGGCGAACCCGGAGACGGGCGCGCACTGCCACCGTGGCGGCGACCACGGCGTGCACGAGGACACCGACGGCGTGCAGTGGCGGACCGACACCGTCGGCGGCCTGCTGCTGCCCGCCGACTGCGACCCGGACAGCGCCCCGGCCCGCGTCGAGGACATCCCCGACGAGATGTTCGGGTCGCCGTCCTCGGGCCTCGGGTACAGGTCATGAGCGCCGTCACCGAGCGCGTCGCGGCCGGCAGGCCCGCGCTCTGCGGCGACCGCGCCGACCCCGTCCAGTCGTGCTTCCGCGAGCTCGGCCACGACGGCCCGCACCGGCACCCCGCGCGCGGCGAGTGGCTCAACCTCAGCCCCGCCGCCCGTGTCTGCGACGACCGGGGCGCGACCCCGCACGGCGTCGGCAGGTGCACGCGCGACCTCGGGCACGAGGGCGCGCACGCCGACTACAAGCGCAACCTCTACTGGCAGGCGACGTCATGACCGCCCCCGAGGCCCTCGAAGCCCACATCGCCGTCGGGTCCCTGGCCGGCATCGCGCCGTCCGACGTCAACGCCCACGTCCTGCTCGTCGTCACCGAGGACGGCGAGCTGTCGATCACCGGCACCGCGTGCGACCACCAGGCCGCCGCCATCGTCGCCAGCGCCGTGCACGTCCTCACCATGAAGGCGCTCGCCGCCCACCTCCACGACGGAACGGAGCCGCAGTCATGACGACGATCACCGAGCGCGTCGCGGCGGGAGCCGCGTTCCTCGACGAGCACGACCCGGAGTGGTGGCGCGAGATCGACCTTGACGCGCTCGACCTTTCAGAGACCGACCGGTGCGTCCTCGGCCAGCGGTGCCCGCTCGCCGTGCTCGCGGCCTACCTCGGCCACTCTGTCGAGTGGCTGGACTCGACCGACCGCAGTCACGGCTACGACGCCTACCTGAGGCACCTGGCAGGGTCGCTGTCCGGCTTCGAGCGCCTGGAATGGGCGTCCGCCCACGGGTTCATCACCGAAGACGACGATGACGAGCGCGACGACTGGGACAGCCTGACCGCCGAGTGGAAGCGCGTCATCACCGAGAGGCGGTCGGCATGATCTTCGTCATCCTGACCGTCGGCATCGCCGCCGCAGCCGTCCTCGGCTTCCTCATCGGGAGGCTGGACCGTTCCGGCGGGCACGACGCGCCCGAGGGCGACAGCGCCCCCGAGCGCGCCCCCGGGCAGCCCCACGCCGACTGGGTGGTGGCCCGGTTCCGCGACGACTGGGAGCGGGTGCGCCGCGAGGGCGTGCCGCTGCCGCCGCTCCGCGACTGCTGCGTGGCCACCGTGGACGAGCAGCACACGGCCGCCTGCGAGGACGGCGCGCCGGCCAGCGCCGCCGCCCCGCGCCACGCGGCCGTCATGCCCCGGCGCAGGCCGATCGCCGGCCGGCAGCCCTGGCAGACCGCGCAGAACCCCGCCCTGCGCGACCAGGCCGTCGTGCCCGCCTACGCGCCGCCGGTGTACGGGGACTACCCGTGCTGCGTCCACTGCGGAGACGAGCTGGACCACCTGATTCACACGAAGCCCTGCGATGACGGGTGCAACGGCACGGCCCCGCCGGTCTACGGCGAAGCGCCGCAGCTCGTCGTCGAGCCCGGCCTGGCCAAGGCGATGACGCCGTGAACGCCGCCGATGTCATCCACTACCTCGGCCGGACGGAAGAAGAGTGCATCGCGGCCGGCCAGTCAACCATCTGTGAGGGCTGCAAGATGCTTCACATCCGACGCCAGCTCAGCTTCGGCGATAACCGCCGGGACGCCGTGACCGAGTGGCGCGAAGAGCTCGGCTACGACCCGATCACAGGAGAGGCTCTGTGAGCCCCGCAGCGGTCATCAGCGAGCTCGACGCCCGCACCGACCGGTCGGGCCGCCCCGGCGTCCGCGCGCAGCAGGAGGCCATGCTCGGCCGCATCGAGGACTACCTCCTCATCAACGGCGACCGCCTCAGCGCCGCCAAGGCGGCCGAGCGGCTCGGCGTGACCGAGCGCACCGTCGTCCGCTACCGCGCCGCCCTGCGGGCCCTGCGGGAGGCGTCGTGATCGGCCGCGCCCTCGAGGCCGTCCGCGGCCGGGGGAAGTGCCAGTGGTGCGACCCCCTCGGCTACGGCAACCTCGGGGCCCTTCCCCGGGACTGCGCGTGCGAGCGGGAGTGCGGCGCGGCGCGCTGCGGGCGACGGCCGGCGATCGACGACGACATCCACCGCGACGGCACGCCCGTCGCGCCCGGCATCGACGACGAAGTTGACCAGATGATCCGCGACTTCAAGCGATGGGAGCGGCCGTGACCGCCGTGCTAGTGCCGACCGCCAATGAGGCGGAGTGGCTGGAGGCCAGGCGCAAGGGCGTCACCGCCAGCGAGATCGCGATCCTGATGGGCCTGTCGCCCTACAGCTCGCCCTACGCCCTGTACCACCAGAAGCTCGGCATCCTGCCGCCCGAGGACGATCAGGCCGTCTTCGAGCGCGGCCGGGTGCTGGAACCGTACATCGCGGAGAAGTTCGCCGCGGCGCACCACGAGTTCGACCTGCGCGGCAACGGCCGGGAGCTGTTCGCCCACCCGGAGCGCGCTTGGCAGCTCGCGACGCCCGACCGGCTGCTCTTCGAGCGCCGGCTGTGCGCCTCTTGCGATGCGGACGTTCCGCTCGGCTGCACCTGCGAGAGCGACCTTGGAGATCCGGCCGCCGTCGCCGAGTTCAAGACCGACTCCGGCAGCGACGAGTGGGGCGAGGAAGGGACCGACGAGATCCCGGTCCACTACCGCGCGCAGGTGCTCTGGCAGATGGACGTGATGAACGTCCGAAGGGCCTACGTCGACTGCCTCGACCCGGCCCGATGGAGAATCCGCTCGTACGTCGTCGAGCACGCGCCCTACTGCGACATCCTGACCGGCCGGCCGGGTACCGGCGAGTGCGCCGTGTGCGACGACCTACTGATGATGCGCGGTGAGGCCCGGCTGTTCCTCGACCGGGTCGACCGCGGGGAGGCGCCGGACGTCGACTGGCGGCCGGCCACCATCGGCGCGCTCAAGCGGCTGCACCCGTCCGTCACCGACGAGGACGTGTTCGTCGGCTCGCAGCTGGCCGTCCGCTACCGCGCGGCCGTCAAGAACCTCAAGCACTGGGAGAAGCGCAAGCACCTCTACGAGGCGCGGCTCCGCCAGCAGATGGGCTCCGCGCGCCGCGCATGGTCCGGCGGCGAGGTCATCGCCCGCCGCGACGTCTACGAGGTCCGCGAGCACGTCCGCAAGGCCTCGGTCACCGACAAGCTCGTCCCGGTCTACCCGAAGAAGGAATCATGACCACCCAGACAGTGAGCAACGCCGTCGCCCAGCGCCGCGAGGACCGCACGGCGATCGACTTCATGATGTCCAAGCGCGGCCACCTGCGCACCGTGCTCCCCAGGAGCGTTGACGTCGACGCGTTCGTCGGCACCGCGGCCGGGGCGCTGTACGCGAACAAGACGCTGATGGACTACGCGATCGGCAACGTCGACTCACTGTTCATCGCCCTCATGAAGTGCGCCCAGCTCGGCCACATGCCCGGCACCGACGAGTTCTACCTGACCCCCCGGCAGGAGAAGGGCCGCGGGAAGGTGCTCGGCATCGAGGGGTACCGGGGCGTCATCGAGCGCATGTACCGCTCCGGCGCGGTGTCCAAGGTCGTCGTCCGCGAGGTCTGCGAGAACGACTACTTCCTCTACGTCGAAGGCGAGATGGACAAGCCCGTCCACAGGTGGGGCGGCGACGGGGAAACGGGCGCCAGCTTCTTCAAGTCCAAGCCGCGCGGCGCGATGGTCGGCGCCTACGCGTACGCCGACCTGGTCACCGGGGCGACGTCCCGCGTCGTCACCCTCACCGAGGACGACGTGCTCGCCGCGCGCGACTCCGGCGGCTACAAGGCCACCGACCCCTACACCCCGTGGAACCGGCTCGACGGCGGCCAGGCGCACCCCGAGTTCAAGGGCCGGTCGATGTGGTGGAAGACCGGCGCCAAGCGCCTCGAGCCGTGGGTGCCGACATCGGCCGAGTACCGGCGCGAGTCCCTGCGCGCCAGCGCGTCGGCCGCCGAGCACGCCGTAGCCGGACGCCAGACGCCCGAGCTGCCCGCGTCCGCACCGCCGGAGAACGTCGTCGACGCCGAGATCGTCGACGACCCAACAGACGCCGCCTCCGGGGACAACCCCCCGCCCCCCGCCCCGGAGGCGGCCCAGAACCCCGCCGAGCGGCCGCCCGCGCTCATCGCGTCCGGCCAGAAAACCCAGATCGAGCGCGAGCAGCACCGCCTCGGCTACGGCGACAGCGAGGAGGACCTCCAGTCGTGGCTGTCGGACCTCGCCAGGCTCGCAGGGCTCGCCGCGATCGCCTCGGTCGGGGAGCTGACCCAGGCGGACGCGAAGGCCGTCATCGGCCAGCTCAAGCCGCTGGGCGACGCGCAGGACCTCATGGACCTGCTGGCCACCGGCGAGGTGCCGGGTGAATGAGGACTGGACCGTCGTCGACGTGCTCGCCGAGGACGGCGGCAAGCGGATCGAGATCGCGCACGCCGAGGGCAAGGTCCGCGTCGCGGTCAAGGGCGGCGGCGTCGTGCAGGCGTCGATCGTCCTGGACGGCGGCGGGCGGGACGCGTTCATGCACGCGTTCGCCGTGGCCGAGAGCCAGGCCGAGGCGTTCGCCATTGCGGCGGCCGAGGCGGTGCCAGGTGCCTGACATCACCCGCGAGCAGCTCGCCAAGGCAATCGACCGCATGCGCGAGGTGTACAGCCCCGGCGGCGCGCCGTACAAGTTCACCTCTGACATTCTCGCCCGCGAGCTGCTCGGTGTCATTGCCGACAAGTGGCCGGAGGGCGGAGGGGTGCCCGACGCCGCCCGCCCGGACTACTACGACGGCAAGGGCGGCATGCAGCCGTTCGACGTGATTGACGCGTTCGGCCTCGACTTCTACGAGGGCAACGTCGTCAAGTACCTCGTCCGCTGGCGCAAGAAGAACGGCATCGAGGACCTGCGCAAGGCGCGGACCTACCTCGCCCGGATCATCTCGCGCGCCGAGGCGACCGATGGCTAGCACCGTCACCGCCGCCCGGTGTTTGCGCTGCCCCTGGACGGCCGCAGGCGACCCCGTGGCGACCGACAAGGCGGCGGACAGGCACACCGCCGTCGGGCACCCCACCGCGACCGTGACCACATGGAAGGCACCCCGTTGAGACTCGACATCCTCACCAGCGAATGGCACAAGCTGCTCAAGCCCGTGCTCCCCCACGCGGCCACCGACAAGGAGATGACCGAGTACCGGCGCGTCCGCCTCGAGCTGGGCCACCGCGCGCTGTACGCCGTCGCGACCGACATGGCCACCCTGGCCGCCGAGCGCCTGCGGCTGGGGCCCGCCAACCGCGGCGGCGACTGGCCGCCCGTCCACGTCGAGGCCAGCGAGGCGAAGTCGTCGCTCGGCCTGCTGCCGTTCGACAAGGACACCGACCCGATGCTGCAGATCACCGTCGACCGGGCCCCCATCCCGCTCGGCCACGGCAACAGCATCGACTCCTGGGCCCTCACCGTCGACCGGCCTGACGACGGGCTGCGGCTCGTCCTGCGCGACCGCCGCGACCCGTCCCTGGTGACCAGCCTCGACAAGTGGCGCGACCTCCTGCTGAAGGCCCTCACGCGCGCCGGCGGCAGGTCGCTCGACGGCCTGGACCTGCGCGGCCACCTGCTCGCCCGCTGGGGCGCCGCGTCGCGCGGGACCGAGCGGCTGCGGCTCTACACCGGGCCCAAGCCCGGCGACGCGCTGCTGATCACGGTCGAAGATCATTTCGCGGGGATCTGGGCCATCCCGCAGTACCTCGACTCGCCCGCGCAGGGGCGCGCGGAGCTGCCGTGGGCGGGCGAGCTGCTGCCCGCCGACGTCATCGACCTGCGGACGGCGAGCGGCGTCCACCGCGTCGACACGGGCAGCGGCGAGGTGTCCGAGGACGACGAGGGCGAATGACCTGGGTTCCCCGCTGGCGGAACGGCCGGCTGATCGAGGAGCCGCCCCGGTGCCTCGAGGCGGAAACCGACGAGCGGCCCGACCTGCACGGCCCGGACCCCGTCGTGTTCGGGGCCGAGCCGCGCGTGAACGGCTGGAACTAGCTGTGAGCACGCTCTTCGAGCTGAGTGTTGGCGACGTGGCCACGACGAATGACGACTGGTACACGCCCCGGTGGCTCTTCCGCGCGGCCGGGCTGGTCTTCGACGTGGATGTCTGCGCCCCGGTTGCGCCGGAGTCTCGCACCTGCCCGGCCCGTCGCTACCTGACGCCGGTCGAGGACGGGCTGAACGAGCCATGGGCAGGGCTTGTGTGGATGAACCCGCCCTACTCGCGCCCAGCGCCATGGGTGAGCCGCTGGGCGGCGCATCCCGACGGGCTGGCGCTGCTGCCCACGGCCAAATCCCTGTGGATGGGCGAGCTGTTGCGGGCCGCCGAGGAGATCGCGCTCCTGCGTGTCGATTTCGGTCGGCCGGACGGCGGGGTCACTGAGTACCCGGTGGCGATGATCCTCGCGGCCAGGGGTGCGGCGCGTGGAGCGGTGCAGCGGGTACCGGCGGCCGACAAGCACGCAGGCGGCGCGTACTTCGTGAGGCCAACATGAGCCTACGGCGCGGCGTCCTTCGTCCAGCGAGAGATCGTGCCCTGCACGAACACGCTGTGGATGGCGCGCTCAAGGTCGGCCGGGCCGACGCCCCTGGCGCGGAGATCAGGCAGCCTGCGCCTGATCTCCGCCTCGTCTCGCTCGTTCGCCGCCTTGCGGTTCACGACGCGCTTCGCGATCGCCGACAGCTCGGCAAGCTCCGTCTCCAACTGCTCGTCCATTCCGCCATTGTGCACGCGACCCGGATCGCAACGCAAAGTCGCGATCGACATACGATACCGCGTTGCGACTGGTGAGGCGATCGGGATCGTGATTTGCGTTGCGATCCGGATTGGAACTAGAGTCGCCATCGAGGTTGGAACGAACCGGGGAGTCTGAAGGCAATGGGAATGAACGGAAGGGCGGCGGCGGGTGTCGATCAGCGTCATGACCTGGGTGTGGAATCACTCCGGGTCCCGGCATGGCGCGCGCCTGGTGCTGCTCGCGATAGCGGACTGCGCGAGCGGCGACGGCGGGAACGCCTGGCCGAGCAACGCGGAGCTTCAGCGCAAGTCGGGGCTGGGTGAGCGCGCGGTGCAGTCCGCTATAGCTGAGCTGGGAAAACTGGGTGAGCTGGAGGTCCGCTACAACGAGGGGCCGGGCGGCTGCAACCACTACCGCGTGATCATGGGCGACCCCCGCAATATCTGCACCCCCGCAGATATTGCACCCCCGCAGAAAATGCGGGGGTCACGCAAGCGCACTGCGAAGTCAGCGCAGGCCAGCCCGGACATCCCCGCAGAATCTGCACCCCCGCAGATTTCGCAGGAACCCCCGCAGAATCTGCACCCCACCCCCGCAGAATCTGCACCCGTAACCGTCCTTGAACCAAAAGCTAACCAACACCAGAAGACTTCGTCTTCTGGTGGGCGCGCAACGCGCATCCCAGACGACTTCGAAGTCACGCCCGACATGGCCGACTGGGCCAGACGCGAGGTCCCGGCGCTGATCGACGCCGGGCGCGGCAAGGGCGAGACCGACCGGTTCCGTGACTACTGGGCGTCCGAGGGCGGCCAGCGAGCCCGGAAAGTCGACTGGATCAAGACCTGGCACAACTGGATGCGCCGCGCCGACGACAACCTGGCCGGCCGGCCGCAGCGGCAAGGGGCCGCGCCGAAATCGACCACCAACGACCGCGTGCAGCAGGCGATCGAAGCCGGAAAGCGCGTGCAGGCAATGATGGACGGAGAATCGTGACCCCGCAGGAAACCGGAAAGCTGCTCGGCATCTGCGCGGCATTCGACAACCGGAATGTCGATGACGCCGCCGTGTTCGCCTGGTACAGCGCGATCAAAGACCTGCCCTACTCGGAATGCGAGTCGGCGGTAATCGCCCACTACTCCGACAGCCGCGAGTGGATCATGCCGGCCGACGTGCGCACCCGCGTCAGGCGCGCGCAGCGCGATCTGGCCGAGCACAGCCGCATTCACGAGCTGCTCGACCCGGACGCCTACCGCCGCGAGGTCGAGCAGCTCGACGGCTCGTTCCTGCGCAAGCTGGAGGCCCGAGCCGGACGCGAGCTGGCGCTGAAGGCACCGCCGGTGCCGTACGCCGAGGCGGCCGAGCCGCCGTGATCCTCCCCAATGACGGCGACTGCTTTCAATGCGGGAAACCCGGCCACTGGATCCAGCACTGCCCGCTCAGCGAGCGGGCCGCCAGCGACAAAGAGCACCTCGCCAGGATCGACGCCATCGTCGAAAGGTGGGTGAACGGGAAACTGCTCACCCACCAGAAACGGCACCTGATCGAAGCGGAAAACGAATTGCACAAACCGAGGACAGGAGCGAAAGCGAAATGATGAACCCGACTTACCACTTCCGGCGGATGCGCGAGCTGCTCGAGGAGTTCGAGCCGTCCCGCGAGCGGTCGCTGGCCCAGACCAAGCTGGACGAGGCCGAGCTGTGGCTCACCCGGTGCGAGCCGACCCGCGAGGCCATCGAGCGCGACCAGTGCGCGCCAGCGCCAGCCGGGAGCGACCTGTGAGCGGGAAGACGCTCGGCGAGGTCTTCTGGGCCGGCCAGATCATCGACCCCGACTTGCCGTACGACGCCCTCGACGACGAGTCGCGCCGCGCCATCGAGGCCGGGGCCCAGGCCGTCGCCGCGCACGTCGCCAGCCCAGACGCCGAGCTTCTCGCCACGGAGGCGCTGCACCGCTTCGCCGAAGACGGCCGGTGGCTCACGTGCACCGACGACGGCAGGCTCGACCCGCGCGCCGAGCTGCTCGCCGTCAAGCGAGCCGTGCAGGAGGCGTTTGACGCCGCCGCCCGCCCGTCCGCCGGCACGGCGCTGCTGGCCGACCTGCGCGACCGGACGGGCGTAGGCGAGCCCGTCGACCGGCCGGGCGACCAGTGGGAGCCGAAGCCCGCGCCCGAGCTCGCCGCCGCCATGGCCGAGACGCGGGGGCTGCGCGAGCTCGTCATCGACATGCTCACGGCGTTCACCGTCACCGGCGACGGGCACCGCGCCCGCGTCGGCCAGGTCCAGATCGCCAGGTGGCGCAAGCGCGCGGGGCTGGAGGGCTGAAATGGCGTTCCCGATCGCGGCCAGGTTCGCCCACCCGGGCAACGGCTACAAGGGCGACCAGGACCAGGCCGCCAAGTACCTGACGCCCGGCAAGGTCTACACGCTGACCGGCATCAACGTCGGCCGCTCGAGCAGCCGGCTGCTCCTCGACATCCCCGACGGCCCGGCGTTCGGCTTCAATACCGTGATGTTTGACCCGGCCAGCGTCTTCGACCAGGACGACGAGGACATCGAGCCGAAGCCCGCGCCCGACCCCGCTGACGTGCTCAGCTTGCGGTTCTTCCACCTCGCCAGCGAGCTTGAGAACGACGCGGCCAGCAACGACTGCGCCTGCGAGTCCAAGAGCCTGCTCGACGCCGCCGCGCGCATCCGCAAAGCGCTCGACACGGACCAGCCGTGAGCCGCCGCCTGCGGCTCGCGCTCGGCGTCCTCGGCTTCCTGATCCTGCTCGCGCCCCTCATCGCCATCGCCTAGGAGGAAACCATGGCAGTCATGCCCAACATCGAGGCCGAGGCGCACGCCTGGATCAAACAGCACATCCCGCACCACCACGACCAGGGCGCCGCGCCTGCGGCGCTCTCACCACAGCAACACCAACAGGAGGCACATCCCATGTCCGCAGCGTTCACCGAGATCCAGCACCTGCTGTCCGTCGCCGACGAGGACACGATCCACGCCCTCAACGTCGTGCTCGCCCACCCCGAGGGCATCGCGATCGTGTCCGACCTCGCCGCGGTGGCCGGGATCGCGCTGCCGCCCGGCACGATCACGTCGGCCGTCGGCGGCCTCAAGGCGGTCCTCGCGCTGATCGCGCCGCAGCCGGCGGCCGCCGGCGGCGCCGGCGCTCAGGCCGTCCAGCAGTGACCGCCCCCGCGTGCGGCTCGTGCGGCGCGCCCGTCCCGGACGGATACCTCTGCACGGGCTGCGCGCGGGAGCTCCGCGCGCTCCTGCTCACCGCCGCGAACATCAGCGGCGACCTCGACGACGCCACGGCCAAGCTGCTGCGCCGCGGCGGCGGCGGACGCCGGACCGAGACCGAGAGCGCCCTGCCGATCGACCTCCGCGCCAGCGACACGGCGAGAGCGCTGCGAGTGGAGCTCGCCTGCCGCGTCAACAAGCTGCTGCGCCCCAAAGAGCCATGGCCCGTCGCCGATGTGCACGGCCTCGCCCGCTGGCTGGTCGGCCACGGCGACCGATGGTCGCGCCATCCCGAGTCGGCCCGGATGCTCGCCGAGATCCGGCGCCGCGTCGGCGACGCCCTGGCCGTCATCGACCGGGCGCCCGAGCGCGTCCCCGCCGGCAACTGCGCCGCGTGCGGGGCGCGCCTGCTCGCCGAGCTCGGCACCGACATGGTCACCTGCGCGTGCGGCACGCTGGCCGAGGGACTGCAGGACAAGCGCGCGCGCCGCGCGGCCGCAGCCGACGTGCTCGGCACCGCGGCCGAGATCAGCGGCGCGCTCGAGCGAATCGGCATCAGCGTCCCGCGCGGCACCATCACCTCATGGGCGTCGCGCGGTCGCCTCACGCCTCGGCCGGGCGGCGTCTACGCGCTGAGTGACGTGCTCGCGCTCCACGCTCAGCGAACAGCGAAAGCGAGAGGATGACGACCATCGACAACACGCGCCGGTTAATTGACACCGGGTGCCGCCGACTGCATCATGTGGAGTGATATACGGACTTCAGTGGCTCGCGGCGACGCGGGCCATTTTCATTGGAGGCGCTAATGGCCAGTGCCAAGCAGCGTAAGCCGGGCACCGTGAAGGGCAAGCCGATGAAGGCCGCGCCAGCTGCGGGCGCGGCCAAGCCCAAGTTCGGCTCGCCCGCGTGGGACGCCAAGTACGGCGTCAAGCGGTTCACCAAGAAGAGCGCCAAGGGCAAGTGATGGCGGCCGCCAAGGGCAGCAAGACGCCCCGAGTCGCCAGCGGGCCGCTCAAAGGGCAGCCGGTGCCGAAGAAGTACCGCAAGCTCCCCGCCACGGCGTTCGCGCTCGGCGACGGCCGCTACCCGATCAACACGCCGAAGCGCGCCCGCAACGCGCTCAGCCGTGTCGCGCAGAACGGCACTCCGGCGCAGCAGAAGACTGTGAAGTCGGCGGTCGAGAAGCGCTACCCGGGGATCAAGTAGCCGTGTTCACGCCGTCGCTCCACCCGCGCGGCGCAGGCGGCAAGTTCGCCGCCAAGGCAGGCGGCGGCAGCGCCGCGGCGCCCAAGAAGACGACGGCCAAGACCGCCAAGACCACCCCGGCCGCAGCGCCCGCGCCCAACGGCCTCGGCTACAGCGGCGCGCGGTGGAAGCAGCTCCAGGCGCTCGAGGCGGCGGCGAAGAGCGGCACGAAACTCGACGCCCACCAGCAGCACGAGCTGCACGCCGCCCACCAGAAGCGCCTCGCCGCCCTCGCGAAGGCACCCAGGCCGAGGAAGGCCGGCGTCGCCGCGGTCAGGAAGACCGGGGCCGTCAAGGCGGCCGCGAAGAAGAAGCCCGCGCCCGCGCGGAACCTCACGCAGTCCGCCGCCAAGCGCGGATAGTGGCGCGCCGCGCGCTCACCACCTGCTCGGCCGGATGCGGCGCGCTGGTGGAGCGCGGACGGTGCGCGGACTGCTCGAGCGCGGCCGAGCAGCGGCGCGGAAGCGCCACGGCGCGCGGCTACGGCAGGCGCCACCGCAGCGGGTTCAGGCGCGGCGTCCTCGAGCGCGACATCTGCTGCGTGCTCTGCCGCGAGAACGGCCTGTGGACGCTCGCCACCGTCGCCGACCACCACCCGCTGTCGCGCCGCGAGCTCGTAGAGCGCGGCATGGACCCCGACGACCCGGAGCACGGCCGCGGCGTCTGCAAGCCCTGTCACGACAAGTCGACCGCCGTGGAGCAGCCAGGCGGATGGAACGCGAGGTAGCGATGGCAGGCAAGTGGAAGCACGGCTACGTGCCGCTCGACCTGGCCGCGGCCATGGAGAAGGCGCACGGCAGCAAGAGCGGCGCGGCCAAGGCGCTGACGTCCGCCAAGAGGACAGCCAAGCCGCAGCCGAAGAAGCCGCCGAAGGTCGTCAACCGCGGCGGACGCAACATGAGCACCCTGAGCAGCACGCCTGAGTACCAGGTGAAGAGCGGCGCCAAGCCGAGAATGCCGGACGTGCTCGCTCCGGGTGTCAAGCGCGGGCCGGGAAGCAGAACCCGTCGCTCTAAGTGACGGTCAGGGGGGGTGACCCCGAAGCGCGCCGCGCTGAAGACCGCGGGTGAGGGCTGTCGAAGGT